CCTTGTGTGAGTTTCATACTCACGAAATCTTGCCGTTCTTAGATTGAATTTCAATCTTCTGAATTGACAGTTGAGTGCCGTTGATAGTGGTTTCGTAACCTGTTTGAACAATTTTACCCGCACCAGAAGCATTTACGTCTAGTGTCTTAATCAAGAGTCCACCTGAGTATTCAGCTACTCCGTACTCAGCAAGGCCATACTCATAGTTTGCTTGTTCAGGAATAAAAGCATTTCCTGACAGATAGTTGGCAGCAAAGTCAAAGCCCCACTTGATCGTGACAAACTGGTCAGACCCGCCAATAACGATGGTCTTGATTCTCTTGAGAATAGAAATCTGATTCTCATTACCAAGGTCTGCATGGTTGGTAAAGTAGCTCAATCGGTAAGTAGAAGTGTTATCTAAGAAACTTCCATACTTGCCAATAAAGCCTTGTTTACCAATGTACAGATCACCATTCCTGAGTGAGTACAAAGCAGTAGGCGTAATAGAGTCCCACTTAGTTACTCTAAACGCACCATCTTGCAATTGCATCTTTGTATCGAAACAAAAGACCTGTGCTGTTACTGGGAGGGTCAACAAGTAAAAGGCATTCTTTTCTGAGTAAACAGACTTTAGATTAGCCAAAGTCTCTACTGCCAAAGAAGAAATAAGGTCAGAACGCACATTCTTGGACAAGTCTCTAAGTGGGGCAGACTTCTCTTGAATAGTCCTCATCAGAGAACGAACCCCAGAGTCTGACAAGAAGATCACATCAGTACCAATTGACTGAATAGTGTCTCTAGCAATACATCCAATAGAGCCTACTGTGTCTGACAGAACCAAGGATGCGGGTGTTGAAGCACCTGAGTAAACAAGAATCTGCCGTTTACCAAAGATAAAAAAGAAATCATTGTGAGCCGCTAGACCCATGATCTCGTCAGCACCATTAGGCCAAACACGAGATACATCCAATGTTCCTGAAGTACCGCCTGACCATACATGACCCGCAATCAGATCAGAGAAGGTAATAGTGACCTTATCTGTGGATGTATTAGCCACCCACAAACGACCAAATGCTGAGATAGCAATGTTTGCTTGAGGAACAGTAGCCACATAACCTGATTTCTCAGACACTCTGCGATAAGTAGTTGTACTTACTGCGGGGTCAAAGATGAGTGGATCGTGACCAGTTTGGAAGAAATAAGCTATGCCATTCAAAGATGCACATTGCCAATTAGATGCCGTGATAGTAGGAGCAGAACCTCCACCACCATAGGTCAACTCAGTCACTGCGTTAGAAGTACCAAGTTTGAATAGCTTGTTGTTTCCCGCAAACAGAACAGTCAAAGTGCCATCAGTTTGGACTAACTCATGGATTACACCCACATTGTTAGAGCCTAGATTGCCTGATGAGGCGTTAACAAGTGTGTATCCCTTGCGTGCGCCAATACGACCAAATTGGTCAATCACGCAGTTATAAGCAGTTAAAGCAAAGCCAGAAGATAAATCTAAGGGCGAGTCTTGCGTATTCAGGCCAAAAAAGCCTGGTGCGCTAATGCTTTGACTTTGTAGAGGAGCTGCCATTAGACCGCCACAAAGTTATCTTCAGGGTAACGAGTGCTTTCCAATGCAATAGCGTCAGATAGCATTCCACGGAACAAAGCGTACGCTTCATTAGAAGCAGTGCCTCCATCCTCACCACGCTCAATCAAACCACGAGCATAGGCACTTTGAGTCACCAAATAGTCCAATACCTTGACTGAAGTGCCATCAGCAGACAAATTAGCCTGTGGGATGGTCAAATCAAACTTCAGTGTATAGACACCATCAGGAACGGGAAACAGGTCAACCTTTGTGTCTCCACTACCATCTACACCACTAAAGCAAAACTCGCTAGGAATAGACTGTGAAGGTGTGCCAAAGTTTAACTTGCGGTTCATATCCGCAACAGCAATGTTATCTAAGGTAATAACACTTGTGGTGTTAATAGCATCATTGATACGAAACTTCTGACCCGCACCCGTTAAAGAATATGAACTTGTGCCACTGGTAGTAGTAACTGTAATTGTTTGTCCTAGGACATTCCAATTATAGGAATCTTCAATTTGACGCTTGGCATCATTGACAAACTTGCCAATCAAAGCGGAATAGGCAGTTTCTGAGACTGTAGAAACATTAGTCTCACGCAAACGGGTGAGAACGTCATTTACAAGTTCTAAGTAGGTCATGTTCTTTGTGCTCCCTGAACCTCAAATGTGGCAATAAAACTGAAGGAACTTGCACTTTGAGTAGTAATTTGAATTCTATCGCCTTCTTCTAAAACGATATAGGCATTGCCATCAAACTGAAGGTATTGCTTTGTACTAAAGTCGTATTCAGTAAGAATATCTAAAGTAGTAGCCGCACTTGCGTCATACCATTGAACAGTAATGTGCTTAGTCGAACCGCCAGTGTTGTGAATGTACATCACAGTAAACTTGGCGTAATAACCCGTAGGAACTGTATAAACAGTTGTCAGCGTATTAGCTGTTGGGTTAATTCCGACTGATACTGGCCTCATTTACTATTCCTCTTAGAGATCGCTTTAGCCTTAGCTTTAGCGTCTTCCTTGGACGTTGCGCCCCAAGCTCTAAGAGAAAGTAAAAGTCGGGTAGGCTTTCCATCTTTCATCTCAGCGCCAGGCATATTGCCCATACGTGCTAAAAAGGATGCCCTACGAGGGTTATCTCCCGACTTAACTGGTGGTTTTAAATTGCCACCTGTTTCTGCATTATACGATGCTCTGCCTTTAGCATTCAAGCCCCCAGATTTATTTTTTCCTTCGGCTCTAGTCCAAGCAGGAGTTTTCATTTCTTCTTTGCGGTCTTAGCCGCAGCCTTAAATGCCGCCTCAGTAGGAGCACCTTTAGAACCAACCTTACGCATCTTTTCCTTAGAACCCGCTTTGATGCGTTCTTGTTTGGCATTAATGTTACTGTAGAGACCTTGCTTCATTTCTTCTTCCTTTTGGACTCGGAAATAGCAATGGCAATCGCTTGTTTAGGATTCTTCACCACAGGGCCTTTTTTGCCAGAGTGTAGAGTTCCTTCTTTAAACTCACGCATTACCTTCCTGATCTTAGTGGCGGGTTTCATTTGCCACGACCTGCTTTTTTCATCATGTTAGTAGCAGTACGACCACCACGGGTAGGCATGGCTTTAGGCTTACCAATAGCAATCATCACAGTGACAGGCATAGATTTCTTTTTTCCATACTCTTTGGCTTCTTTCTCGCCTTTTTCTGTGTATGGGAATTTCTTGTTTCCGACTTGTGGCATATAAATCCTTATCGAACTAGCTTGGTTGCAATGAAAGAAATGATACCGCCAATAACAGAGGCGATAGCCATTCCTACGAAAAAGCCACCTTTAGATTTGTTTGCCATCTCTAAAAGCGTTTTAATATCTTGGCGAAGTGCGTGGACTTCTGCTTGTAAAGCCTCAACTTGGGCTTCTAACTTACCGAATTCTCTTGGATCAATTTCAGACATTTTCTACTTTCTTTGGGCGACCCATCTTCTTGACAGGTGCTGGCTCAGGTTTTACAGGAGTCTCAACTTCATCAACTCGGACGTATCCTTCGTGACCTTTCATGCTATCAATATCGTGTTGATAGGTGAAAGTTATTAGAGTACCAGACTTTAAACAACGAAAAGTAGCCATAAAAACTCCAAAAAAAGGGGGGTATTAGCCCCCTTTTATCATACTAAACGAACCACAACGCACTTAACTGTAGTGCTTGCTAAGTCCACAGTAGCTGTACTTTCGTTTTGGAAACGAATAGAGACAGTATCTGCTGCTGAGACATAAGGCGTGATGGAGAGTCCAGAGACATCCACACCCATACTGATGTTCATCACAATGTCGCCTAGCTTTACGCCAGGTACTGTAATGGTGTTTGTTTCACCTGCGCCATCAACTAAAGATGAAGCGTTAAGTGTTGCTGTTACAGACCAAGTATCCGAAAAAAGACCTCGGAATTGGTCAGTTCCCCTACGGGAAACTACTGCTGTTGCTGCTGCCATAATAAATCTCCTTGATGTAAAAAATCCCCCCACCGATTAAGGCGAGGGGAAAAGGCAACTATTAGGCTGGAACTGCTAACGCAAATGCGCTAGAAGACAAAGCTGCACCAACAGTAGCGGCTGTACGCATTGCTTTCACACCATAAAGTGTGTCAGATGTGAACAAGGTAGCCAAGTAGTCTTGCTTGTACTGAGTCTGTGAACGAATGCCCACTTGCTCAACCAAAACCATAGCATCCTTGTGACCCATCAAGCAGATACGATCAGTGGCAGTGTTACCTGCACCAGTATCAGCATTGCTAGATGTAAACACAGGAATACCATATAGGTTACCGATTTCACCAGTGCGGATTGCATTGCCATTACCCACAAAAGCCTGTTCTGTGTAACGGGAAAGACCCATCAACGTATTGCGGCTTGAAGGAGGAATGATAAAGAAACGACCATCCATAGGAGTGTCGTTGTCATCCAAACGCTGAATGGTTCTACGAATAGCGGCATCAGTCAATGCGGAAGCATTGGATGTAGTGCTGTTGTAAGCAGTAGTACCATCACCGCCAATGAAGGCTTTGGTGGATGTATTGCTTGTTGCGTAGTCGTTAGTACCGACAGTAGCACCATTGAATGCACGACCCAATTGGATCAAGCTAGTGTCTACTTGCTTGGCAAGCGCATAGCCCGCATCAGCCGTGTAGAACTGGCGCAAACTGTTTAGGGCTTGTGCTTCAACGATGTCCTCAATGAAACGTGAATATTCAAAGTGTTGGTTAATAGACACTTGAATTTCTGTCTCAGTATCGGCAATCAGAGTCACGGCAGTAGATGCCGCCTTTGCTGAAGCTGAACCACGGGTAGGTGCGGGAATGTGAACTACATCGCCCTTCTTACCTTTGAAGTTCATCTTCATTACGATGTTAGCCAAAACAAGATTCTTCTTGTATGCGGCTATGATTTCATCTGACCAGATTTCTGGAATGAATGTTGCTGCGGTGGTTACTGTTACCGCTGGTGTTGGATATGCCATGATTAAATCTCCTAAAGTTTAACGAACCCGACCTTCTGTGTATGCTGCCATGATTTCATCACTAAGTGCATCATACCGATTTGGGTCTTGCATTTTGAGCCGAATAAGGTCAGCCCTTCTGTATACTTTCTTTGATGATTCACCAGAACCACCTACATCAACACCTACTGCTTTTAAGTTCTGCTTGCGAGTTACCTCGCCATCATCACTCGTTTGCTTCTGTTTAACAGAACGTAGCTGTTTATAGGTAGATAGCAATTCATTGGCTGAGTCGAAATCATATCCAGAATCGGCTTGCTCAAAAATCTTGATGCGAACAGGGCTAGACTTCACCCAATTTGCAAAGTCCTGATCTCTGGCGATGTCTCCAAAGTCGGGATGTTCTTGCGCTAACCTTTGCTGAATCTGCGCCCTTTTCATTTCTAGCGTTACTTGTCGTGCCGCTAGGATGTCTGGGTGATTATCAACAGTCCTTTGAACTGCCTTCTGTGGATTCTCAAAGAAATCTACTTCAGGCTCTTCCTGTCTAGTCTGTTGTCGTGAACCAAGGTTCTGTTTGATAAGTTCATCGGCTAACTTTCTGACCTCGCCTACTTCTTGTGCTTGCTTTCCAATGAGCTTTTCAGCCTCTTGGTGCATCCTCACAATGTCGTCTAAACTTTTATCCCTGTATTTCTCAGGAAGTTCAGCCTTTTGCTCGATCTTCTGTTCTTCGATCTCTAACTCACCCAACTCTTCTT